CGGCGGATGCAAACTTCTTCTTACCCTTCTTTTTCCCCTGCATAGACAACCAGGGACCTTCAAGATGCATTGTCATAACAATTCCTTAATTGGCTCACAAGCCAGTATAACATAGAAAGGAATAAATTTCAAGTCTAAACGAAAAACTTGGCTATGATGTCAAATGTCTTCTGACCCATCTGATTCTTCTGGATCAGGATTTGCTGCTAACCATGCGCGACAAATTCTTATATGATCGTCTCTCTGCCAACGAACTTTGTCATGACTTAACTCAACGTATTCGTTTGCAATTGACTCTATCAGTTGTCTAGCTGACAACGCTGTCATCATATCAGTATACCATCCCATTTCACTCAACCTCAAAGTGAATTGTGTCTTCAACCATGCTGATACGAACTACCTTGCGTCCCTCGATTAGGTAACCCGGAGAGATGAATGGACCACCGCTGGGGTCCACAAACCCCAGATTTTGGTAGTTGATAAATTGATCACCTTCTTGTCCACCATAGCGCCAGTATTCAAGAGCACCCCTGATGGTGTAGTTGTTTGCGTCTAGTTGTTCAAAACGATATTCAACGCCATTACGATTACGCATTTTATTCTCCGTAATATCCAAGAACAAATTTCATTGCTTCAATGTACTTTTGGTTCATGACAACATCATCTGGATGCAGCCATTCGCCATTCTTGTGATCCTCAAGTTCCTTTTGAAGATAGTCCATGGCATCTTTCAAAGACAGAACCACAATCTTGTCCGCTGTCTCGGTGTCCAAATAAAATTTACGTCCCATATCACCACTCATCAGATGTTGCGATTTCCATTGAAATAGTAGCAGCACGTCCATTCAGAATAGCGTCAAACTCCATGTCTGTGGTGTAACCAATTCCACTATCGTTATTTTGAATCAAACGAAAGGTATCTTTGATACCGTTCTCTTCAACAATCTTGAGAATCTTTTCAAGATCAGCCTTTGTCATGTACAGTTCTTTTTTCATAATTGCCAATAATTCAATTTCTCGGATCCATGCCGCTATCCGACACAACATCAGTATAGCCCGCACTGCCTTGTTTTGTCAACTGTTTTCTTAGTTGCTTGATCTCTGCTTTTAGATTTCTATTCTCGTATGCTGCCCAACCAGCACGATCTTGCATTTCCTTCATCTGCTTTGCGAAGTCTCTATCACTGGGCGTTAGGTCTTCTTCGGGTGTGATGATAAATTTGCCCTGATCCCAATCAAATCCCATCCACATAGTCTTCACTTTGACTGTGGGTATCCCGCCAACGGTAGAATACGGAAGTTTGATTGCAATCACGACCTCGGGATCTTCGTAATGACCATCGCGGTGATTAAGATCAACAATGTGCTTCAGTTCACTAAGTTTCATCGTGTTACTCCAAACTCTTCAAACATAATCTTAGCGACTCTTCCGTACCATTGTATGGCACCTTCTTCATCGTCGAACCTGGGGCTGAGTTCAATGTTCTCATCGTCTGTTTCTACCCAAACATATACATCATCAAATTCATCGTAGAATAGTTTCATCAGTCAACCCCAAAGTGGTACCTTACTCGGTCAACACAATGATCCCGCATAGATTTTAGAATCTGGTCGCGGTAATCTCCATATCCAAGAGGTGTCTCTTCAATGACTTTGACGCAATCTTTTACAATCATCTCGGCGAATGCGTAAAATGCTTCTGTGGTCTTTACCAAGCCAGTTTTGCCTTCGTCATCGTACTTCTTACAATGATCAAATGCTTGTTCCATAAGGTTCGCGATTCGTTCGTTCATCATTCAACTCCGAAACGATCTTTGATGTCAGCGTAAATCTCGTTTGCTCTATCGTCGGCAGCAGCCTTTTCATTAGTGTAGCTATAATCGTATTCACCATACGGACCGTAAGTATTTTCGGCTACGATCCTTAGGCATTCCTTGACAATCAACTCGGCAAACTTTTCAATCTCTGTACCAGATAGTAAGGGTTCATTGCCGTCATAACACGCGCCAGAGGATGCATTGACCATTAGTTTTTCAATTCGTTCGTTCATTTTAGCATTCCAAAAGTTTCCTTCAATACCCGTTCGGCGCGTCCCAATCCATCAACAAGCCCATCATCATATACTGGTTCGTCGTAGTCAGTTTCTAGGTACTCTGCTATTCTAAAACGTTCTTTCTCAATGTGAGCAATACATTCCCTGATAAGCAACTCAGCGAACTTCTCTTCCCACATGGCATCAAAATCATCCTGATTAGGTTGATCGACACACCACATGGTTGCTTTTCTTCCAAGTTCTCTAATTAGGTCGTTCATTCTGTTTCTCCGTCGGGTCCTGTAACATTATAGCGCCCACCACAACCATTGCAATAAAACCAGCACCAGCCAAAGCCGTTATCGTGAAATTTACCACCGTAATGACCGATCTTTTCACAGTCCTCGATCAATTGTTTCCTTGCCGGGTAGAAAACAGTTCTATCATACTCATCCATGGCTTCTTTCATCTTCTCGCGCCTAGCCTTTTCAATCTCATTACGGCGCTTCCAGATGTCACTCATTCTTTCCCCTTGCTCGGATGGCGGCGGCGCACTGCGCCCCGGTTTCTCTTGCATCACAAGGGAGCCCCGCAGCATTGTTGTGGACGTCCATGCCAGCAGACCACGCTGCAACGGCGCACGCCTCGCGCTCGGCAGCGGCGACCAAGGCGGTGTAGCGGGCTAGCGCATCTGATTCCTCGTTGCGCAGTACCATCCAGTCCTTGATCAGCCCAGCCTCCCGCCCCATGCGGATGATGTCGTCGTGTTTCATGCTTGCCCCTCCGTCTTGGCGATAACGTCATCCCAGTCATACCCGCACTTATCTGGCAGGTAGTTGTCCTGAACGCACCGGGCAGCATCTTTCAACGCTTCCAGTGCCTGGCGCAGTGCAGCGGTTCTGGGATCACTCGTCATCTTTTCTGCTCTTTGTCAAACTAATGCCACCAAGTAGTCCTACAAATGCACCAATCACAGTGTTGAAAGCGGGACCAATGATTTCAAAGATCTTTGCATTGTCTACATTTGCATCAAAGAAGCCATACAACATTACAGCCACAACAGAAACGCAAATCAATGCCAATGTTCCAACAGTAAAAACCAAAATCCAGTTTATGGTATTCTCTCTATCTAATTTCATGGTAAATATCTCCAAACAATTGTCACGATGCTAATCATGATCAACAACAAACCTAAAACACCAATAAATGATCCAATGTAGTCCCATTTGTTGTACAAATATCTATTAGGAAGCCCCCAGGCATTGATAATTATAAAACCTAACACAACAAAAACAATACCAATTGCTGCCATTCTAATCTCACTTGCAGGTAACGTACTCGGCAAGTTCTTCCCACTGACCATCTTCGTCAGCAGCACGAACCTTGCACACGGTAATCAGGGTACGGAGGCTGATCTCACGCATCTTGGTCTTGCAACGATCGATGAAGCCCAGAGCCTCTACCTTGATTTGTTGATCAAATTCCGGAAGGAAGTTATCTTCGCTGATCATGACCTTCATACGATCGATGATCTCGCTCAGTGACATGGAAACGTCGATAACAGCGCTACGGCTCCGAATCGCTTGGTCGATCTTTTCTTCAACCATGTTTGAGATAAACACCACACGACCCGTGAAGATGAAGCTGCGGGGCAGGTCCTCATCACGCATATCCGAGTTCCAAGAGATAACGCGGGTATCATACGAGTCCAAAGCACCCTTCAGCAGGTTCAGTGCCACGGGGTCCTTCAGAACCGAGTCGCAATCGTCGAAAACGATCACGCTGTCGTTGTTTTCGAACAGTGTACGATACAAACCCTTAGGAGTGCTGTAACCCTTCACAATCACAAAGGACTTGGCACGGTTGACACGAGTGCCTTCCTCGGCACGAATAACCGTCATGTCCGTAAGACCAGCTTCAACCAAAGCCTTCTTAACAGTGTAGGACTTGCCAAGTCCACCGGAACCGCTGATAACAGCGGAAGCCTGCAAACCCTTGGCAACCATCTTGACCGTCTTGCTCAGAAACTCGAAACGCTTGTTGATGTGGAACCGAGGAGCAGTATCAGCAACCATCGGTACAACAGTAGAAGCAGCCACTGCACGACCACGGCGGGGAACATAGGTTCCGTTAGCCTTCTCGAAGAACCGTTCGGCACCACGTTCATCGTACGCGCGACCAACGCGCTCACCGTTGAAGTATGCCACAAACGCCTTACCTTCTCGAACAATTCCGTGCTTCATTTCGTCTATTCCTTCTAACTTGTTACCAGTATAAGGGATTCTAGATTAAATTTCAAGCCTTTTTCTTCGTGTTCAGCACGGGATTCATTGTATCAATATACAGTACCTCCATGGCGTGCGCTTCAGCTTTTCCACGAATAATGTCAATAGGATCTATGCGAACATTGTTGGTTTTTCGCAACATTTTGCACAATGCCCAAGCCTTATTCTCTGTGTTTGCACGCCAGAAATGGCGACGAAGACGAGTGTTGAGTGTCTTAGACACAGACCTCGTACCCTGCATCACCGTGATTCCTATGTACTGCTGATGTGTTTCGTTACATGTGATGATGTAGATTACGTGGTTTCTGTCGCTACGCACTTTACGTTTCGTCATGTATTCAGTATAAGCGCTACACGAATAAAAATCAATACCCGACTAAAAAGATATGGTTAATTCTGAGCGTTTCTGGGCTTCGAAGTGTGTCCTTGTACATGAATTTACGATAGCGCGTTTTCTGGGAAATTTTCCCCAGTGAAATCAACAACTTAGATCCACTCTCTCCCGTGATTGAAGGCTCGGATCGCGGCATCTTGTGCTTCTACGAGATGGCTGATATCGTGTTGAAAACGCGCTTTCATTTTGACAAGAGTATCTTCTGGTACATTATGAATATTACCCCACATACTATTGCAAGTAATTACTGTGGGCATTGTTCCATATAATAGTGCAATATCAAAATAAGGGTTTAGTTCACGAGTCGTGGTAAATGTATTCGATACTACAACAGTATATCCTTTGGATAATGATTCTTCAGTTTCTTTCAAACACCATTCATGAGCATCTTTCAACTTTGCATAATCAAACTTGTATACTCCATCAACAATATGATACATATCCGCTTCAAGATGAACCGAATTAGATTGAATGCCCTCACAAATAGTTTTAGCAAGAGTTGACTTACCCGAACCGGGTAACCCACGAATCAAATACAGCTTCATTTTGTCGCCAACATATAAAGCCCAACGTTGCTAAAAGCATAACCAGCGTATGCAATCAACATTCCATAGTTACCCTTTACTCCTTGTTCTATTGCAATGTACAAATAGATCAAACCAGTAAGTAGAATCAACCAAGAACTCATAGAATCTCCTAATAAATAATATATCATCATCCAGGTACACGGTCATTTTACTACCTGGATTTTTCATTGTCAAAGATAGAACTCAACATGCCAGGAATAGCAAGAGGTGCCCTTCAAGACACAGCCGGTGGCCAAATTATAGGTGGATCACCCAACGTCTTTGCTAATGGCAAACCCGTGGTGCGTGTAAACGACAGCATACAAAGCCATGGCAGCGGATCACATGCCGCAGCAAAGATGGCACAGGGTAGCGGGAATGTGTATACGAACAACCTACCAACATCGCGCGCTGGCGATCTTGCAACATGCCAACACACCGCTACAGGTTCTAGCAACGTGTTCGCGAACGGCTAAAAACTAAATAATAGAATAACTAAAAAGGAGAATCATGGTTAGAGCCATTCTTGAGCTTGGTCCAATAGTCATTGCTGTATTCGCAACGCTAATATCAAGCTTCAACTATATCAGAGCCAACAGGGCAGGAAAGCGATATACGAGAATGATAGCTATGTTAAGCATGATTTCGTGCATCATGATGATTGTTGCCCAGTCATCATGGTATGTTCTTGTAGTGGTAATGAACAGCCTTGAAGAGTCTGTGTACTCAAATTATCTATGGACAGTGTTCAACTGCCTGATAATGGTCCTAATAATTCTAATAAACAAGGTGAATAGAGAAAATGTTCCCACTGAGTCTTTTACCCCAGGACACAAGAATAGTTGAGCTTCTTTCGGGAATCGCACTAGTCTTGGTTGGTTTGGGTCTTATGATGTCCGGTAACGGATTAGTAAGCACACATAGTTCTGTTCAAGAAAATGCGTTTTGGTGCTTGATTACAGTTGCATTTGGCGCTCTTCAAATAAGCGCCATTGCAATGTGCAGATCAATGGAACATTTGCGGTTTATCCTAGCTTGGATATCCGGCTCTTTTTGGGTGTGGGTTGCAAGTGCAAACATGGCAGTGGTTGTTTCTGCCACGGACATTGCAACCATTGGATTGGGGGTAATGAATCTTTACGCCTTTGTCATCAACCTGTTGTTGGTAAAACAATCATGGAAATAATTTCTTCTATACTTGGGCTCGTAAAGAATATTCCCCCAACCGCAAGCGTTGTTCTGTCTTTCATCGCAATTGGTATTGCATTCTTCCTCCAAAAGAAGAAGATAAACATTGAGGAGAAGACATCTGTATCTTCTACTCAACAGAAACAAATCGATTCTCTAATGGCTCAGATAGAGCTACTGAGCGAAGAATTGGAAAAGACAAGACAACAACTCACCGATCTACACAATCAGAACATAGAGTTGATGAAACAACTCCGTGAAGCTAATCATAGAATCGGTGAGTTGGAAATGCTTTTAGACAAGCATAAGATTACAACTGGACCCTGAATATTTTGTCGATAGCCTCAGCAACCGCCTTAGCCAACAGGCGGTGTTCTTTTTGTGTTGATGGGTCTGTTCTTACTTCGATGTAATGAACAAACGATCTAATTGTTCCGTTTACATACAGCCTAGATGAGATGTTACCCTCGGGTAATACAGCACGGGCTTGTTCCTTTGCGATTCCATTTGTAACTGCCCAGACATATGCAGTGCGAGATGCGTTGATAACCTTCATCTGCATCTCACGCCAAATATCGTTCAGCTCTCGTTGATCGGGATCGGTCAGATCCAACTCAATGCTATTCTGACGATTCTTTGTATCTTGTAGACGTGCTTCTCTGTATTCGAACTCTAGATCCTTTGTGGGATCTGCGTATCGTTGCGAGAACTCTTGGAAGGAGAAGCTACGGTGGCGCAATAGTTGGCGAGCAATATCACGAGTCGTTTCAACTTCAATTGTCGCGGATGCCATCTCAAGCGGAGACCAGTGCTTGTTCTTGATGAGATACTTGATCAGTTTCTCGGCAGTCTCTGTATTGTACTGATTAGATGGATTAGACACTCTCGCACAGAATGCAATAAGATCCTTCACATCGGAAAAGTCATTGCGGAATTCCTCCGCGGGTTGTGTATAACCAACAAGTCTTACTCTCATATCACTCCTTGAAATGTTCTTTGATTGCTTGGGCGCAATCGTTTGCCATAAACGACATGTTCAAACTAGCAGGACCGTATTTCGTTGAGACTATGTTTGCCTGTTCCTTGCAGATGTCTATGCACTTTCCTACAATCAACTCTGCGAACAGATCAACATCAAATTCACGGAATCCTGATGCCCTCTCAACCATGGCCCCGGCGGCCAGTTCTCGAATTCGTTCGCTCATGTATCACCCCTAAACATTATGCATCTTCCGGTGAGATTTTAGAAACCGCAGCATTGTCAACTGAAACTCTCATCCACGTATCGTCAACCTTGATCCAAAGCCGATTATCCTTTCCAACTGAAAGGTGAACTTTGTTTTGAAATTCTCGGTTTGTGGGGATAAAGACACAACCATTGCTCGATGAAAGAGTCTCTGCTGGTTTGGGGTTACCCTGCAGAACAAGAGTGGTTGGGTTTTCAGGAGCAAGATGACTAATGTCTTCTTTGGGCTCTTCAACCACACGATGCTCTACAACTACCTTTGCAGCTGCTGCACCACCTACAACTGCACCAAGTAAGCCAAACCCTCTTAGAAAATTACGACGTTCGCTCATCTTTACTCTCCCATGCCCAATTTACAACAATCCAATCATCTAGACAATCTTCAAATGTGTAGTTCTCGTCAACGTGAAACTTACCAAACTTTTCGCACATCTTACGGTACCAGTAAGGCCAGTATTGTTTACGAATGTCTTCTTCTGACAGCGTGTATACGCACCCACCATCAACGTTGTTAACATCGTATTCGTTATACGAGAAGTATCTCATTCTACTACTCGCTCCTCATAAACCGTTGTTGGAGTGTACGGGAACGTGACTGGAACACGACTGTCTGCAGAAGCAAAGTATGACTTATGCGTTTCTCCTGTCTCGGGATCGGTGTACCATTCCCAGAACACCTTACCGTTGATATCATATGCGCCGTTTTCGTCTTTGAAGACTCGACTGCATCGCGAATTTTGCCAAAGTGGTCCGCCAGACATATCAGCAACATCAAACCATTCCCAATCTTCACCTGTCAGAGGTGACAGTGGCTCAAATCGCAACAGTTTCTCCAAACACTTGATTGCATACGATGCCGAGAAGCCGCTGTGCCCCTCTTTTGAGAATTCTTCAATCATGTGCAGAATGTGCTTTCGCATCATTCCATTCATGTCTCCGTCATCGTTCATTCCAATAAGGTCGAGCTCTCGCTCAGCGTGATCATGCAGTCCCATTATTTTCTCCATTCATTTGCTTGCGTTGTTTTTCCCATTGCTCGTACTCAAGTTCGTATTTTGCCAACTTTACTTGATACAAGAACTGATTGGGAAAAACATCGGGATCAACTAGTCTATTGCCAAAGAGCTTTTGCATTCGCTCTGCAATGGTCTTTGCATCCATAATATACCTCTTTGTTCAGAATACGTGCGTATTCTTTTGCTCGCGCTTACGGTTAGCGTGTTTCCCCGCTTTACGAAGCAGAGCCATTGGTACCAATGGATTCCTCTGCTTTAGTTTAGGTACTTTGATGTTCATAGTGTCTTCAACCTGTCTGCACAAATTGACGCTGCCCATGAGTTGGGCTTTATGATAGGATCAATACCACACACGCCCTTGATGTAACCAATGGCTTCAGAAACAGCACATGAGCTTCCATGAATCTCAAGCGGGTTTAGATCCAGATGAAGTTCCACATGACGGTCTTCAATGAAGTCCGCACACTTTAGATAAAGCTCGGCGATCTTCATAACTTCTGTCATTAGACGCAGCTTGGGACGATCCAGTTTCCTGTCATAGTCCATCTCACGCTGAACTTCACCAAACACCTTTGCACCGTGCTTGCCATCAATGTGAACAGCAACCACAAGCAAATAGTCAACAACCAGCTTACCATTTGAATCTCTAAGACGTTCAGAATCAGCCCCAAAATATATCTTGGTCTCAGCAGATTGCTTTTCTATGTACTCTCTAACTTCTTTTATATCAATTTTCATGTTGAAACCATCTTTTTCATATATAACTTATGAATATCACATAAAGTTGACCATCGCGGTACGCCAATACCCATGGTCTCTAACACTGTTTAGGAGTGCCAGCATGAGTATTTATCAACCTTCTTTTTATGTTTACGCCTATTTTCGTGATGACGGAACCCCCTATTACATAGGTAAAGGTAAGGGGAACCGAGCATGGTCAAAAGGAAAAAACGAAGTTTCACCACCTAAAGACAAAGCTAAAATTTCAATAGTTGAATCAAATTTAACTGAACTTGGAGCGTTTGCCATAGAAAGAAGACTCATTAGGTGGTACGGTAGAAAAGACAATAACACTGGCATTTTACGTAATAAAACAGATGGTGGCGATGGTGCTTCTGGCTTTGTCTATACAAAAGAGCATACGTTAAAACAACAAACCACCTTTGGTTCTAGGTCTGAAATTCAAAAACAATCTCACTATAAGAAAATTTCTGAATTTCATAAAGGTAAACCTAAAACAACATCTCACGCATCTAAAATTTCTGCTTCACTAAAAGGAAAGCCTAAGTCTGAAGAACACAGAAGAAAACTTTCTGAAGCACGTAAAAACAAAAAATTACAAATCAAATTAAAACCCAAAACCTGCCCGCATTGTAACAAAACAGGCGCAGGAGGTAGTATGAATAGGTATCATTTTGATAACTGTAAAATTTTACGCCAATGATTAGATAATTTGTTCGTAGATCTTTTCAACATGCCCAGAACGGTACATCTTGAACATAGACTTTGGTGTTGGTGCGTCCTTGTACGCTGATTGTGCGGACTGAATCTTGTCTGTGAATTCAATCACTACACCCAGAGAAGTAACCTTGAAGATGTCTCCACGCTGTGCCTTTACCGGGGCATCAAAAATAGCGCGCTCACCTTCAACGATCTTCTTTTCCTTCTTTTGCTTGGTCATAATATACCTTTCAGGTTACAAAAACATTATTTTACATAGGCAACGATTAGACTTCAATTCTCAGTCATACTCGTATTCTATGACTTCCCATCCTAGTTTACGTAGATCTTCTTCAATCTCTTCTGTCACGGTGCTCTCTGGCACAAACGAACGACCATCCCAAGACTTGTTCTCCTCCTCATCGTAACTAACGTCACGAATACCAGAGCAGTACCAATCAATGTAGTCGCCCTCTTGGCGCATATCGGCAACGACGCCACCTGCGTATCTCCAGGAACAAGACCACTTCTTTTCGTTCTTGTTCTTGAACATGTTGTTACACATGGCGGCATAGAGGTTCTGAGAATATGATTCACTCGTTCTTGCCTTTTCGAGAATCCAGTCAGTAGAGCGCAGGTCGTACTCGAGGTTGTCTGTCTTCCATTCCTCGTTTGCTTCTAGTTGATCTTTGAAGTCTCTATTCTGTTGATCAATAGCCATGGTTTCCCTCGCGTATGCTGCCTTATCACAGTCAGAATTGATATCAATACCTTCTTTCTCTAGCTCCGCCAAACGGCAAGAAGAAAAGAAAGTTCCTCGTTGTGGACTTTTACTTAGCATAACAATCTGTTGATATATTGGTTATCTGATCCAAAAACCTAAACGATCACCACATGGTGAATCATACCATGTTGCGCCCTCGGGCTTTGGTGTGTTCTCGTTTTTCCATACAGGAAAGATTTCATTACAATCGTGGTTTAGAAAGTCGTCATTGTATCTAAGATGGACTTCAATTATTTTGTCACCAACCATCTCTATGTTGAGCCACTTGCTCCGCTTTGCAACATCTTGGAGCACATCGGGAAGTTCATATGGATATTCTACACGCTGCCATTTACAAAAACGATCCAAGCGCCCAGAATTTCTAATTCCTTCTACTGTGGTTTTCTGCTCACCAAAGTTGTAGTCGATTGATATGTGTCTACCCTGAAAGAGTTCTGACCAAAAGTAGCCATCGGGTACGTTGTCTTGGACTGGTGACAACCATGCCTTATACGCACCCCGTGACATCATTCTAATGTTTGTTATGGGTCTAACCATGTAGAAGCCGTTACATGGAACTGGCACTCCAGCTGGTCCGGCAAGGTGTCCTAATTTTCTAGCTAGGATTAGCTTGTCGTAGATCCAAAGGTCGTCAACATCACAACAACCCCAAACATCTTTATCTGATAAAAAGTCCATGATCACATCCTAATGGCATCCCGAGAGAGATTCGAACTCCCACCAAGGGTTTTGGAGACCCGTATGCTGCCGTTACACTATCGAGATATACATTATATAGTTGGTACCTCTGGATGGAATCGAACCACCATCATGACGTTCGTAGCGTCGTATTCTAATCCGTTGAACTACAGAGGTATACTTGGCCCGGCGTGAGGGAATCGAACCCCCATAAAGACTTTAGAAGAGTCTTGTCCTATCCATTGAACGAACGCCAGATTGTTTGGTGCGGAGGGAGGGACTCGAACCCACACGCCTTTCGGCACGAGTTTCTAAGACTCGCATGGCTACCATTACATCACCTCCGCAAAATTCTTTTGGTGGATCTACCAGGATTCGAGCCTGGAATAAAGGAATATGAGTCCTCCGGTTTACCTGTTAGCCTATAGATCCATGTGAAATAACACGTTATGATGCTATTTTACATGGAGGTTGAATAAAAATCAACCCCCAAAAATTTTATTCTTCGCTCTTCAGCTAGCCATGTGTTGCGCTCGATGAGCTCGCGCTGTAGTTCACGATCACGGAAGTCGGTTAGTAGAGCACGAGTCTTCTGTCCGTCGTTGTCAATCTTATCGCTTAGATAAGTAGACTGCTTTGATAGCTCGACTTGAGTCTTGAGAGCGTTGATCTCAGCATCCTTGGCAGAACCAAGGAATCCTGTAACCATTGCCTGCTGTGCTGAAACAATTTGAGCACGAACGTCAGCAAGATCACGAGCTACAGTCATGAAACTATTATTTGTTACATCTTCAAATGCATCAATTTGTTGGCTATTAGCACGCTCTAAACCATTGATAGCAGTTTGAGTTGTGAAATCGCCCTTCATACCTTCACGAACGATTTCATTAGTGTGCTCTGCAGCTTCGCGACGAATGTCACTTAGGGTATCTTCTGTTGCCATTTTGTTTTCCTTTTTCTTTTTATTGTTAGTAGGAAACTAAAACAGCGGAGAATGCGATCAATAGATCATGTACGAGCATTCACCGCTCCTTTATGCTCGACTAAAGAATAGCCAAGTCTAACGGTGATACGTCGCCGCTACCGATTCGGGTGGGTTCCCAAATTCATTGTGGTTCTCTTTGGAACCTTTTGCGTTATACTATTATTTATGTTTGCTGTCACGTCTAGGCAAACGGTTCATGAAAAATTTATTTTTCTTCCTTCAAACCAATTGACTGGTAACGGCTCTTCTTTTCTAATTTTTTTAGAAATTTTTAGCTCTAAAGAGTGTATCCACCTAGTTCCGTATTGAGAATTTTTGCTACCACCTCTTCCAATAGCAGCGTTTCTCATTTTTATTTTTGTTTCTTCAGTATGTTTTTTACCAGCAAAAGGACCATTAGGGTACTTTTCCTTCATGGCGTTGACCCCCAATCTAGAAAACTCTGCAACCTGCTCTTTACTTAAAACCCACCCTCTTATCGTCTTTCTGCTGGCGTTTGCTTTTTTACACCGTTCAATGTGATTAAAAGAACAATCATTCAAATGATCCCAACCACCAAACCCACCAATCTTAAGGTTGTATGTGTTCTCTGTGGCAAGGAAGTCTTCATTGACTATCTCTGCTTCTTTATCATACATCTCTTCGGCGGTCTCAAAAACGAACAAGATTTCTTTCTTGAAATTTTCAATACCATACTTCTCTTGTGCGCGTCTCAGATACTTACCTGAGCCCATGTAGTTGTCATCCAGATCTTTGGTCTTATGGCTTCCGATGTAAATTTTGCCATCAATCTGGTTTGTTATCTTGTATATTGTGTAGTACATGTCATTTTGACCTCCTACACTATTTATACAAGTT